TCGACCTCGATGCGGTCCTTCTGAACGTCCACGCCCGCCGTAAGGAACAAGCCGCCGCGCGGGACCAGGCCGATCTTGTAGTCTTCGCGGCGGTCGTAAAGCTTCTGCCAGTCGGGAGCTTCACCGAGCAGTGTCCACGTCTCGCCCTGCACCGTGTTCACGAAAACCTGAAGCAGAGCCGGATTCTTCTGCGCCTGCTCGAAATACTTCGCGGCGTCAGACCACGCGAACCAGCCCACCGGCGAGTAGAGGCTTGAGAGATGGAAGCCCGCCGTCCTCCCGTCGCCGGCGGCGTTCTTCCGCCACTCGCCGCGGGGCAGCATCCACTGCTTCTGGTGATTCTGAATTTCGTGGCCACAGTGTTCGCAAACGTAGACCGTCTTCTCCGGCTGTCCCTTTGGCCATCGCAGTTGCGCGAACTTGAGAACCTGGAACTCCCGGCATTGCGGACACGGTACCCAGTAGCGACGCTGGTCGCTCTCTTCATACGCCGCCTCGATCCGGCTCATGCCGGTGATCTTGGGGGTCGAGCACAGGAACACCTTGCGCCGTGCGAACGTGCGCGTGCGAGCCATGGCCAGATTCACTGGATCGCCTTCGCCCTCGACATCGCCCGGGTAGGCGTCCACCTCGTCGAGGAACAGAAATCGCGCCGCCATGGATCGCAGACCCACTGCGCTGTTGGCCCCGGTCATCACCAGCACGCCGCCGGGAAACTCCTTAGAGAGAATCGTGTTTCCCGAGTCGCGCGAGCGAGGGCTCTGCACCAGATCCCGGAGCACGTCCGATTCCTCGATTAGCGGATCAACGCGCTGCTTCGAGTTGCGTTTTGCCATCTCGACCGTGGGCTGCACGGCCATCATCGGTCCCGGCGCCTGGTGAACCACGTACCCGATCCAGTTATTGCCGCACTCGGTGCCGCCGATCTGGGCACCTTTCATGAACACCACGCGCTCGATGGGCGACGAAGGCGAGAGGCAATCCATGATCTCCCGCAGGTACGGTGTCCGATCCGTGCGCCAAGGTCCCGGCTCGGCCGAGGCGCGCTGCGAGAGCTTCCGGTACTTGTCGGCCCACTGCGAAATGGTAAGCAGAGGATCGGGCCGGATGCCCGCCGCCGCAGCCCCGAAGTAGATCTGTTCAGCGCTGGCCGAGCTCATCGGCGAACTCCTCCAGGATGTTCCGCATCTCGGCGAGCATGATGCCGTGGACCTTCGCCATGTTCAGACCTTCAATCAGAGCCAGGTCCACGCCAGCGGCGGTCAGCGACGCACGCACCTCGGCCAGGATCGCGCCCACCACACGATCCGGCACATTGAGTAGGCGGTCGCGCGTCATGCGCGAGACGTTGTAGGCCGCCACGCGCATCTCGTCGGCATTGATCAGCTTCTTGATGCGCTCTTCCCAGGTCAGTTTCGCCAGGCGCGCTTCGTAGGCCTCCCGCACCGCACGCGACTGCGCAAAGCTGGGCCCGGCGACCAAAGGCTCGGGCGCGGCGGCGGCGCGTGGCGCGGCTTCCGGCTTGTTCACTGGACTGCTGTTGCGGTTCCAATCGCGATCCGCCTGTTCGACGTCGATCTTGCCATCCACCGTACGAATCCGGCCCTGTTTGACGGCTTTCTCCACAGCCGTGTGGCTCACGCCGCGATGCTTGGCGTAACCGCGGATGCTCACCAAAGGCACGGTCTTTTTCTCGAACTTTCCGCTTGCTTCTTCGCGCGACCGAAGTGATGAATGGGTTCGCGATGATCACCAAGGACGAACTGATCAAATGGGCCACCAGCCAGGGTTGGAAGCTCGATCGCTTCGGCCATCTGAAGAAGGAGTTTGAGAACGGCACCAACCGGATCAAACTCAGCCGGATCGCCGCCCGCCACGAAATCTCGACGCCGTTCGGATGGGCTCGCCTCCGCAGCGGCTATTACAAGGACCTTTCAATTACCGCCGACGGGAAACTCGCCGGCATGACTCGTTAGATAAGGAGAAATCGAACCATGAGACTGTTTGCAATCGACACCGACAACAACATCACGGCCTTCCCTGCCGCCGAGCAGATCCCCGAAGGCCAAGAGCACTTCGCCAGCGAGAAGGAACTCGCCAAACTCGCCGCCACTTGGCCCGGCGACCGCCTGATCCAGGTCTGGAACGGCTTCGCAGGAGTGACGCCCTTCGACGAACTCAAGCCGGTCAAGAAGTTCACGGACCGCAAGAGCGCCGTGGCCCGGATCTGGAAGGCCATCCAACGCCTGGACGCAGTCCCTGCGAAAGAAGCCGCCGCCCCCGCGCCCCAGGCCGCCAACGTTGCGCCGAAGGCCAAGCGGTCGAGCAAGACTGCCAAGGCCGCCGCCGGCGCGCCCACGCCCAAAGGGGCGCGCGAGGGCAGCAAGAAGGCCAAGGTCCTGGAGTTGGTCCGCCAGCCGGGTGGCGCGACCCTCAAGGAGATCATGGCCGCCACCGACTGGCTGGCCCACAGTGTCCGCGGGTTCATCTCCGGCAGCCTGACCAAAAAGATGGGCCTCAAGATCGAGAGCGTCAAGCGCGAGAATGGCGATCGCGCATACGTCGCCCAGTAGCACGCCTGCCTCCAATCCCACCTCCCGCCGCCGGCCACCAAGGTCGGCGGCTTCTTCGTTCTTCCGGCAGATTCCGCTTGATCGTTCCTGGCTTCGGAGTGATGAATCGTCATGCAAGGAGATGAACACGATGGCACGAAACACCAAACGGACCAACACGAACGCGACGCCCGGATTCGCAATCGAGATCAAGGACGACACCGAGCTTGGGCTCGCGATGCTGATCGCCGACCTGGGCGACGGCCACTACCAGCCGATCGGAGTGGTGGTTAGCATCAACGAGGCGCGCGAGATCGCCGCCAGCGACATGCGCGGACGGATGCGCGACCTCGAGGCGGGCAAGACGCCGGCCTGCCCGGAAAGCTACGTGGTCTGGGCGCAGGGACTGGAAGGCGACTACCGCGAAGTGAAGCGCCTGATGCCGTAAGCAACCGGCTCCGCCCTTTGCTCCCCGCCTAGCCCCAAATCATCGATCGTCAGTCTCATGGTCTCTGGGCGCCGGTACATTTCACACCCCACCGCACCTCCGCGGAACCATCAGCCCCACCGAAAGCATCCGCGGTCTGAGCTATCCTTGGCAATAGGTGTCTCATGCAGGATGAAAAGGCTATTCGGATTTTGTACACGAATTATCGAGGTGAAACCGCGCTTAGAACGGTCATTCCAGAGCGATTGCACTTCGGCAGCACTGAATGGCACCCCGAACCTCAGTGGCTTCTTGACGCTCTCGACCTCGAAAAGGGACAGAGCAGAACATTCGCCATGAAAGACGTACGAGCTTGGCTCGCCAAATGAGCTTCTAGTCTGATGTACCTTTGCGATCGCCATCTTCGTGAATTGTTGCCGCAGTTGAATGTCACCATTGAAGAAGGAGCGGACCCATTCAATGCCGACGATCAAGTTCAACCTGCTTCGATAGACCTTCGCTTGGGGCACGTCTTTTGGAAACCGCGGAGACGGTTCGCTGTCGATCTGAGGCGATCGAGATTGCTTGAAATTCAGCCACGGCGCTACTACAAGCGAACACGCTTGGGGCTCGGCGAAACAATCACGATCCGCCCTTCCGAATTGCTGCTCGGCCGAACGCTCGAGGAGTTTGAGATTCCCAATGGTTACGCCGCGGAATTGACCGGCAGAAGCAGCTTTGCTCGCCTCGGCCTGATGGTGAACGCTACCGGCGGATTCATCAACCCTGGTTGGCGTGGCCGCATGCCGCTGCAACTGGTTAACTTTAGTCCGAACCCCATCCGGCTTGTTCCGAGCCTGCCTATATGCCAAGTGAGATTCGTAAAGCTGACTGATCTTGCCGAAAAACCGTATGGACATCCCGACCTACAAAGCAAGTATCTAAACGACGATGGCGGCCCTTCCTATTGGTGGCGGGATAAGCGGATCAAAAAGCTCCACGCCGTTTTGTCGGAGAAGCTTGTTGAAGAGCGAATCCAGCACGAACTAGAGCGTAGTATTGGTCCCTGGGAACCTGAAGTGATCGAACGCCTGGAGCATCTGGTCGCACATATTCGGGTGGATGAAATGCAAAGTGTCGAGTCAGTCCTTGAACGCTTTGCCGAAAAAGAGGACCTTCGCCGAACCTTTCGGCAGTGGGCAATCAACGTTTCCCGGGCTTCATTCACGGTGGGGATAGCGGCAAGCTTATGGGTGGCAAATAAGCTCCCGCCGGCGCGTTGGTGGCACTGGACGACGTGGGGCGTAGGTCTGGTTTTATTTGCGCTCAGCATATATGCTTTCAGAACCGAGGTCGGCGTTCATTTCGGGTTGAAAGAACTTCGGGAGTGTCGTAGAAATAGCTGACCGCCAACAATCCGTCGCCTGGCTCAATCGCCGGCGGCGTTTCTGTTCTGAATCTCCTGCATCAACAGCTCCAAACGCGTTCGGACGTTCTCCTCGCGCAAGCTGCACTCGGCCGCGCGCACGTACGTCCCGTTGATGCGCGCGATGATCCGGTTTTCGAGTTCCGCCAGCTCCCTGCGGACCTCGGCGAGCAACGCCCGGTTCTGCAGACCGACGTAAGCGCCGATCAAACCGGAGACGAGACCAGTCGCCGGAATCACGATTCGAAGAATTTGATCTTCCATGGTAGGGCTTCAAGAATTCGTAACTCTGCCGACCAGTCCGACTGCGCCAAGCAAAGGCCCTCGACGTCTGGGTTGCCCGCGCGGATCTCGGCTTCAATCGCCGCCAACTCCCGGCGGCATCGTTCGATTCATGCGGCCAGATGCAGCCGCTCCACAGCCAGGTCTTTGAACGGGCGCCCATCGCTTTCGAGCACCGCCTGCTTGCCGCTGTACTCCTGCCAGCGCCGAATGATCACATCGCAGTACCTCGGCTCCATCTCGATCAGCCGAGCCTGTCGGCCCGCCCTCTCGCACGCGATCAGCGTCGTGCCGGAGCCGCCGAACGGATCGAGCACGGTGTCCCGGCTCTTGGTGGAGTTCCGCAGCGCGCGATCCACCAGTTCCACCGGCTTCATCGTCGGATGCAGATCGTTCGCCACCGGCTTCTTGATGAACCATACGTCGCCCTGGTCCCGCGCGCCGCACCAGAAGTGATCGGTGCCTTCCTTCCAGCCGTACAGGACCGGTTCGTACTGGCGTTGATAATCCGAACGGCCCATCGTGAACGTGTTCTTCGCCCAGATCACGAACGTGGACCAGTGGCCGCCCGCCTCGGTAAACGCCCGGTGCAGCGTGTGCAACTCCGAGGACGACATGCAGATGTAG